GGTCACGCTGTTCCTTACTTCGGTGGCTCTAAAGATGATGTTGATGCACAACATTTAGCCAACAGAGATCGATTAATCGCTGAAGGGATTGTGACACTGTAATGGCTGTACTATTTGATGAAATACTAACTAAGGGTGTTAGATCAGGTCAGATACCTGCTCAAACAAATAAGGCTCGTAACTGGTATCGTAATGCTGCTAAAACATATGGTAGCGTAAAAGATGGTCAGTTCTTTGGTAAGAGTAGTGATAAAGATAGAATGGCTTCTCGTCCTATGATTGGCGGGATGTATATGTATGAGTATATGGCTAAGGGTAGAAAAACTCTTCCATATTATGATAGAATGCCTTTGATATTTCCATTTAAGATGGTTAAGGGTGGATTCTATGGACTCAATATGCACTATTTACCACTACCTCTACGTGCGAAGTTAATGGATGCTCTATATGAGACAACCAACAACAAAGCATATGATGAGACGACAAAATTAAAAATTAATTATCAGATACTATCAAAGGCATCTAAGTTTGAACCCTTTAAACCTTGTGTAAAGAGATACTTAACCTCACAGGTGCAGAGTAGATTTATGTATGTATATCCATCAGAGTGGGATATAGCACTATTTCTTCCTACAGAAAGATTCACTGGTGCAACAAAATCGCAAGTCTGGGCACAATCAAAAAAGAAAATATAGGACAACAATAATGGCTTTCAGTATAAGCGAATTTAACAGTAAGATACATGATCACGGATTAGCTAAGAATAATTTATTCTTCGTGAGAATAGGTTTACCACCGGCGCTATTGGGAGAGCTATCTCAGATACCTGTGTCTCGTGACTTAGAATTCTTTTGCAAAAGTGTTACATTGCCAGAGATGGATATAACCACAGCAGATGTTCAGCCACAAGGATTTGGACCAAATGTGAGAAGACCTTCGGGTATGCAGTTCCCAGTATTACCGGCTACGTTTATGGTTGACGCAAACTTTGGCGTATTAAAGATGTTTCATCGTTGGACACAAGCAATTGTCAACTATGATAGAAGTGGTGGTAATTTGGCTGGCGTAGATAACGCATTACCCTTTGAGCTAGGATATAAAGACGAGTACGCCACTACGATGCAAGTAGCGGTATACTCTCATTCGTCTAGATCAGTCGAGTATGTATACGAATTCTCTGGTGTATATCCAGTCAACGTGGGCAATGTTACTGCTTCTTGGGAAAATCAAGCAGAGGTTATGACTCTTCCTGTTGGATTCACATACGATCAGCTTAAGGTGACTGGAGCAAGATCGGGCGAGGTTCTCGCAGATAAGCCTGGATCAAACACTGGAAGATTTCTTAGATGGTTCTCATCTATCAACTCTATCGTTAACACATTAGAGAGTATCCAGCGACCAGTAAACGTACAAGATGCGTTTAATCAAGTTAGTAACGTTGGAACAATATTAAATTCGTTTAAATAATTATTATATTATAGGAGAAGTGCAATGAAGTTACCACAAATAGATCTTCCGTTGTTTGAAACTAAGTTACCCTCAACAGGAGAAGCTGTAAAATATAGACCATTTACCGTAAAGGAAGAAAAGATTCTTCTCATTGCACAGGAGTCTCAAGATTCGCAACAAATGGTACTGGCAATGAGTCAGATTATTACCAACTGTTGTCCTAATATAGATGTTAGCACTCTACCTATGTTCGATCTAGAGTATATTATGCTTCAGATAAGAGCTAAGTCTGTGAATAACCAGATCACATTTACAGTATCTGATCCAGACACTGATATGCCTGTTGAGATAGTACTCGATGTAGAAGATATCATACTAAAGAAGCATGATGACCACAGCAGAGAGATAACAATAACAGAAGATATGTATTTAATGATGCGCTATCCTAGATTGGATGAAGTATCTATTTTCATGAACTATGCATCTGATAATACCAAAACTTTATTCGATGTTATGATAGCGTGTATCGAGACTGTAGTGGTAGGCGACGAAGTACAGAAATTATCAGACTATTCGAAGGATGAAGTGGACGCATTTATTGAGACATTTCCAGGTGAGGCTTTAACGTCTCTACAAAAATTCTTTGAGACTATACCAACACTCAGATTTGAGACATCGTATACGAATTCTGAAGGAGTAGAGAAGGAAATAGTACTAGAGGGTACCGAAACTTTTTTTCTCTAATGTTGAGTCATATTACCTTGGGATCATACTATAAATTGATGTTCTCTTTGGTTCAACATCATAAATATAGCATATCGGATATAGAAACGATACTGCCCTACGAGCGTGATTTATACGTTGAAATGCTGGTAGAGTATGTAGAAGAGCAGAATACAAAACAAAAGACCTAACGGAGTAATTATGTCAGAAGATAGTAAGCCAATTTATCACCCAGCAGACACCAATGGAGATGGTAAAGTTACAGCAGAAGAAGAAGCAATGTATCTAGAGTTCAAACGAAAAGAACTCGAAGACGCAGATGCTATGCGTGACGCACAGCGCAACATGGCGTGGTTCGCTCTCTTTGGTATGCTATTATATCCATTCGCAGTTGTTCTTGCATCATTAGCAGGCTTAGACGAAGCACAGAAGACGCTGGGTAGTATGGCACCAACATACTTCGTAGCTGTTGCTGGTATCGTTGCGGCTTTCTTTGGTGCTCAAGCATTCAAGAAGAAATAGGAATAGAAAATGTCTGAAGAAATGCCTCTAGATCAAATAACAACTCAAAATCCTAAGTTTGATAAGCTGCTCGAATCGGTTGAAAAGCAGATGGGCATTCAGTCAACACTGCTTAAGAGTCTCATTGAGACTCAGGAAAAGCAACTTAAGTCTCAGGTTGAAGCAGATGAAGATGCTAAACGTAAGAGTGAAAGCGAAGGCGTATCTGGCGATGATCCGAAGACGAAAGGCAAAGACGGCAAGATGATGGGACTTAAGCCATTATTCGAAAGCTTCATGAAGAATGGTCTGGGCAAAGGATCAGGTGGTTTAGGCATCTTTGGTAAGAACCTACTGAAGGGCGGGGCTATACTGGCACTGGCTCCTATGCTTAAGGGATTTGTTGACGGCTTCATCGATCAGGGATTAGAAGACTTTTTTGGAATTGATGCTGAAAACAATGCAGCTTTCACGGGTGCGATAAAGAAGGGAGCGTTATTCGCTGCCATAGGCGCAATGTTCAGTAGAAAGCTTATTCTTCCTGGACTACTAATGGGAATAGGTGCCAGTTTGGGACCTGCTTTAGCTGATAGCGCAATCAACGTATTTGATTGGTCAGCAGAGACTATGGGTAAGATAACGGGCTCTATTGGCGCAGTTTTAGGATTTGCACTTCCGACTATAATAATGAAGTCGGTAGGAGCGTTAGGAAAGAAGATTATGACAATCTTCACCCCTAAAGTTGTTACTGAAGTAGTAGATGCAGTATTGCCAGATAACTTTAAGCCTGGGGGTGCAGCAGGCCTGAAGCTTCCTCCTCCTCCCGGTACACCTGATGCACAATTTAAAACCAATGCTCCTGGCGGTGGCGCTGGCAGTAAAATTGCACAAAAATTGCCTAGTGGCACAGCAGTCGGGCCTGAAGGCGCAGCTAAAAAGCCCAGACTTAGACTGGCTAATGGAAGATTTGCATCGGTGGCTCAAGTTGAAGCAGCAATGAAGGCTGAAGGTAGAATGGCGAGAATCGCAAAGTTCATGAAATTTTTGAGATTTGCTGGACCAGCAATGGCTGTTATTCCAGCTCTAATGGACCCAGTGATGGCTATCTATAACGGAGCGCCAGACGATGAAGTCTCCAAGCAGATCGCAGGCGCATTAGGATCTATTGGTGGCGGTGTTTTAGGTAGTATGGCTGGCTTTGCATTTGGTTCAGCATTACCAGGATTTGGTAATGTTTTGGGTGGCATAGCGGGCGGTATTGGTGGAGCACTCATGGGCGAATCATTAGTAGAAGAACTCACTGATTATCTGATGGGTACAGGACCTGTGCCAGATCCAAATAGAGTTGCCTATAAGACGCAACGGGGAACGAGATATAAAACGTTAAAGCCTGGCGACGAGGGATATGTGACTCCTCAAGTGGACGCTTCAGCTAACACGATATCACAATCAGCAGGAACAATATCAGGAACAGCATCTAAAGTGGCGAGTATAGCGCCTGGTGGCTCTTTGCAAGCAGCAGGTAGTTCAAACAATGTCAGTGTGAATAAGGGTGGAGATCAAGTTAATAATACTAATGTTGGTGGATCAAGCTCGACTGTAAACATCTTTAATACGGGTGGCGGTTCACTAGCTAACGGCCACTTGCCAGTCGCAATGAGCTAATCCTCATTAGAACCAGATCTTTTCTTTGATAATGTCTTTTAAGTTTAAAGCAATCAACTCTGGTGCGGCTTCTCTAACTCTATCAACAGCATCTGGTAAGTAACCGTAAGTAAAGATTTCGTTATTGATAGTAACTTCAAAACGCTTAGGTGGAATATTATCTCGATTGATTCGAATGCTAACATCTCTGTTCAAAACTTTAAAAACTTTACTCATAATCTTCTCTCTCAATTTATGTAGCTATTATATCATGGCTAGAAAGAAAGTCAACCACTTTAACATTAACTTTGTGTAATAAAAAGGGGAGACATTAGCTTTCGCATCTGTCTCCCCATAAACTCGCTATATTGAGTTTTAATCGTCGCCCCTCAAAGTGAGTGATGAGGGACTTCGAATACCTCTTCTAGTCTTCAGCTAAACTCTTGAAAAAGTCAAGTGAGTCATCTTCAGAATCAGATGAGGTCGGAGTTGGGACGGCTTCAGCAGTATTAGCTTCTTGAGCACTACGCTCTTTAAAGCTAGGCTGAAAATCCATCCCTACATTGCTGTCCTCAGCGGTTTGAGCGGGTGCGTGTGAACCGCCATTAAGTCCTAGAACCTTATTCAATTTAGCTTTCAGTTCATTGTAAGACTTAAAGTTTTTAGGATCAACAATCTCGGCTAGGGAGTGCTGTTTATTCCAAATTGCTTCCATTTCGTCATCTGATAACGCAGTACCAGATGAGCCAGATAAAGGAGCAGGAGAGGAGAACTCAGACTTGTCGTAGTTGCGATAGCCTTCTACTTGACGAATCTTAAGTTTAAAGTCAGCGCCTTCCCAGAAGTCGAAAGGATTGATTGGATCTTCGTCTGCAAACTGAGGATTCATTGCATCGTTCAGCTTATCGAAGATTTTCTTACCAAATTTATAGAGAAAAACTTGACCTTCATTTGAAGGATTTGATGGGTCAGATACTACAAGAATGTTGGCGACATAGCTCAATCGACGCTTCTGCTTACGTGCAGTCTCTTTATCTTCATCGTGACCAGAGTTCCATAGCTTAGAGTTGTACTCAGAAACTGGATCTTCTTGACCGATAGTTGTTAGAGAGTTCTCGATGTACCAACCACCTGGGCCCTGAAATCCATGATCCCAATAGCGAACGAAGGGCATATCTTCGCCTTCTGGAGAAGGTAAAAAGCGCAAGACAGCATAGCCGTTACCAGCTTTGTCAACTGATGCTTTCCAATGGTTTTCGTTTCCGTATGATTTTTTCTTACCGTCCATAGAGGACAACTGAGAGTTTAGCTTGTCGAATGATGAGCTACGATTTTTCTTTAATGATGCAAATGACATAATTTCTTTCCTGTATTGGTTGTGCTAGTATTAGCGATTTATTACGAATGTACTTCTTTTCGTCTTGCCTGTATTATACGTTATATACGATGTATTGTCAAGTCTTTCTGACATTTTTATTTATACTTTTCTACGATTAACTTTTTCATCTTATCCCGATCATATGACATAAATGGTGCATAGTTCTTAGCCAGTTTACATATCTCAGGCCAGATGATAGTATCACGAATGCTCTTGTCCCAATATTTAAAGCAATTGGTTAGACCGTCTAGTATGATCAAAGTCTCTAACGATACGAGCTTTCTGTTGTATAGAGATAACAGCTTAGGATACTCACCGTCTTCTACAAGGATGTTAACATTAAAGTCGTCCTCATCTAACTCATCCAATTCATTCTTAAACACATATGTTATAGACTGTTGACGTTTCGCCCAATCAGCATAGACTTCCTCAGCTTCTGGACTATCTACTAATGTCCCTGCCCAAACGTTAGGCTTCTTTAACATATTGGCTAAGATAAATCCTTTATAATCTTCTCGCTTTGATAGCTTGAAGAAGAAGAACTTATCTTTCCTGTTTTCAAATGCATCTACACGAGCGTTCACTTTACCATTATATTTAATAAAGTCATAATTCGACGTGAAATGACGCTTCAAGGCTAGATAATATATGTAGCATTCAAACGCATCTCTTGTCGAATATATGGATTTTGTCATACTGGCAATCTGCTCAATTTCTCTACCATGTTCAATGTCTCAGCTTCACGATAGATACTGGCCTTAAGTAAGGGCGACTTACGAATGATCTCTCCAACAACTTCGATCTCTAACTCATTTCGAAGAGCATAATCAACAACCGCATCGATGTATGGCACCCCCTGCGAGATGTGCTTAGAAATCTCAGTCATAATATTCTCAGAGTTCAACTGATTGAGTATAGCTAATTCCTTTTTACTACCCATTGAGCACCTTGATTCCTTGTGCCCAGTTCTCGGCAGCATCTTCAGCCCATTGCAAGGATTTGCCTACGTGAGTCTCACTACTAATCAAACTTCCTCTTGGATCATAATACTCGATCAACCAACCGCCGTCAGTCTCATAGATCATTGCTTGAGCTTTACCGTCTTCCTGCAACTTAAATGTAGTGCTAACCAATTTAGACATTGTTGTCTCCTAGCTAATAGTTTCGATTAATGCTTCTATGTCTTCGATCTCAGAGATCAACTCGGATACGTTTTCTTTATGAAAGATTTTAGCCATCTTAGAGAGGTACTTCTTGGGGATTCCAACATCTTCAGACAAAGACTCAACAGCGTCTTTAATGAAATCACGCTCGGCATCGATGCGAGTGTATGATGCGCTAATTTCGTTCATAGCGCCTTTGATACGTTGTACATCTTTATCGGATGATGGGATGATGATTGAATTTGTCATTATATAGTCCTATATCAATTAGTGAAGAAAGGTGGTTCGTTTAGAGAATCCATCTCAAGGTAAACCAAGCCTCCTCCTTTTATACTACAGTAGCTTTAACATCCTGTCCAGGTGATACCATACCTCAAGTCCATTTCAAAAAGTGCCCCTTAGTTCTGTTGCTAGGATGAGGCTGATCCCCGGTTGACTATGCCGCTAGGGCGTAGTTACCATGTGCAAAATTATTATCGTTTGCGATTATTTTATTAGCTTCTTTAGCCGGGAACTCCCAACCCTTACAGTCTTTAGCATTGACTGATTCTCCACATAACCTCAACCGTCTGTCGAATCTGCGTCAGCCCCATCATAAAAACACTAAACAATGCTCTTATGGTGGAGCTGTCGGGTGCTGCCCCCGAGTCCAAACAAATCTACTTTATGCTTCTACGAATGTTGTTGCAAGTAGCTATTATAACAGTATTCTAGCTAGTTGTCAAGTGTTTACTTAATTGTTTTACCTGGTGAACCAATCATTACTTTAAAGATATAACTGTCACCTAACTCTCGAAAGTAACCATATGGTCTAAGCTCTGGATATTTCTCTAAAGTCTTGACTGCATCCATTGGCAAATCACGACTGACCTTCTTCTGATATTCAGCTATGGTCAGAATCTCATCATCTCCACTGATCTTATCTACTACTTGAGGTCGTTGAACATATGGCTCAAGTACTGACCAAGGCACTAGCTTCATCAATAAGCCTAGTGCTGCCTTACTCTTCTCTCCGTATGATCGAGTGATATCTTTTGCTAGTATCGACTTAATATGCTTTCTAGCGTAGTCAGAGCCTGTGCTGCCCATCGCTACTGACTTACGACCACCTTTGTCTTTATACAGTATCACTGCTTCTACAGTGCCTTTATTGACAACCATCTTCCACATAGGAATCTTCTTTATCATGGAGTCTACGCTTTCAAACCCACCACTCTTGAGTCCACCTATAGAGGCATAAGACTTCTGAAGTAAGTCAAAGACTTGTTTACCGTACTGCTTTTTTAACTCTATATCTCTATCACCAACAGCATTAATGAACCGCTCGTTTATAAAGCTTTTAAATTTCTTCGTTTCCATAGTTCAACCCTGACAATTCTACTAAGTGTTCGATGTCTTCGAGGCGATCTTCTAAGCTCTCGTAACGATGTGAGCCGCCCTCAGTGACAATTACTTTGTAGTATTTAGTCAAATAGTCTTCGCTGTCTTTGTAGTTGAAAAGGTCATCCCCTTTCTCTAACAGCACTAGACCCCAGGCTGTTTTAGCGATAGGAAGATAGTCTTCAATCACTCTTCGATCTATCGCTCTCATTGGATGACCACCAAAGTCTACTGCGTCATCAGGAACATCTACATATTTCTTAAGAGTAGTAGCGGGATTCAGTGCGGGGTTCAACATAACTACTGGAACACCTATGCGATCAGCAACATGAGACGCTAACCAACCACCCATAGAACAACCAACGATCAGATCAACATTCTCTTTTATTGCCCAATCACTGACTTCATCTATGAGGACGTTACCTCTGTTGTAATCGACATCAAGACCGACTACTCTGCCTAAGAGTTCAAGTGCTTTGACTTTATTGTTCTCTTTGAAGTAACTGTTATATCCGTGTAAATATGCTATAATCATAGTAAGTTCTTCTCAATTAAGTAGCTATTATATCAACAATAGCACCCATTGTCAAGTGTTTATTTATAGGTATTGTAGTGCTAATACAGCAACAGTGATGATAGTGGCAAATTGAAACAGAAATCTTAAAACAGGCATAATATACTCTCAACTCGATCAATTAAGTAGCTATTATATCAACAATAGCACCCATTGTCAAGTGGTATTTCATCTTTATTTGGTGCGGATGGAGAGACTCGAACTCTCACTTCTCTCGACACTAGAACCTAAATCTAGCGTGTCTACCAATTTCACCACATCCGCATTAAGTAGTAATTATAGCACTATTTCAGCTATCTGTCAAGTAATAAGATCAATTCCGATATAGGCCGCAGAAAATATTGCTACCCACACTAGACCCTTAACGAGAAAGAATGTGAAGGTGATCCATGCTACTAGCTTTGCTTTATTCATAATTACCCTATAGTATATTTTAACCACTCTTTAAACTCTTCCAGATTGCCTACATCTAGGCCATCAACCATTATCTGTGGCACCATCTCAGCACATGGAAATAAGTCCATTAGCTCGACTAAATCATAGTCTTCTCCCAGATCCAAGAACTCTACATCTAACCCTGCGAATGTAGCCCAAGCATACATTGTGGATGAATTATCACTTCCCTTTAGACCATAGATCGTGGCCTGAGGTGGTAATCTATAGCTTAATATCTCGTCTATTAACTTTATATGGCACCCCACTAACTTTGATTAACTCTTCTTTAAGTTCTGGAAACAAACATTTTTCAACAAACACATCCACATCATCTTCATCAAGGCCGAGTGACTTCATTACACGAGGTGTATGAGGATTCTGTTTCTGATAGTGTGCGTATCTATTTTGAGCAAGTCTGCCTTCTTCTCTATCCGCTGTGCCTCTATGCTCTCCTACGTTGTTCAGATAGTAGAGCAAAGATTGCTCAACTGCATCAGATATCTGGTCTATCTCGTCTTGCTCTTTGACCATCCCTGCCGCTATCATTCCATCACTGAAGATCGCTTGCGCCCATTCAGGAAGCTCACGCTCTCTTTTCCATTCCAGCTTTGATGAAATATTCGTAAATGTCTTGATCATTTCGTGATCAGGATTCGTTGTCGCTGATAGATCACAGAATGCTCCTGTCATCTTGTTTGGGCCCGCTATTACATCGAATCCAAAGATAGGAGCATCACTGTCTATGTGAGGGAATAC